TTCTGACAGAGATTCGCAGATAGATTGCGCGACCAGGGTTCGCTCAACCCGATCGGCCCTCGTCCGGGCGCGCGTATCGCGAGCGCCGCACTGCCGGGAAAAAGGGCATGAGGCCGCGCCATAACCCTTGGCCGGCGCGAGCAATCAAATGTGAGGGGGAAGCCCCGCGCTGGCAGTCCCTAGGGAAGAGCCCTTCCCCCGCAAAAACAACCGCTTCGACTGGCGAACCCCCGTAACCCGCACCATTGACCGGAAACGACATTCCGGAAGGATGGCTAACCCGTTGTGGCCCGACGCTGCAACGAAAAACCCCGGCGCGCTGGCGGGCGCTACCGGGGCTGCGGTCGGCTCATCTGTCGGGATTAACCGGGCTGGAGCCTACACCATCCGGGGGGCGCTGTCATGAGCGTGACCCGCGATTATGAGGCCGAGTTCAAGCAAGCCGCCGACGCCCTTGAGGCCAAGCACCGGACGCCGCGCCGACCCGTGGAGGGCGACACGTCAACCGACGTGATTGGCGGAACGGCAGTCTTTTGGCAGGGGCGCTGGGTCTCCAGTGAGGTGGCAAGGTCGCGCGGATGGGTCCGGCGTCCGGCAGCCGCGAACGATCATCTGGCCGAATGGGGCGTTGATCTGGACGGCCTTGAGCGCCCGGCCCGTCCGTCGCAGTTCTCTGCCGCCGAGCTTTGGGACATGGAGTTCCCGCCCGTGGCCTGGGTTGTCCCGGACTACATCGCGGCAGGCCTGACCCTTCTGGTCGGCGCGCCGAAGCTGGGCAAGTCGTGGCTCGCGCTGGACCTCTGCCGCGCGGTCGCCGAGGGCGGCTATGTCCTGGGGGATCGGTATTGCTCCCAGGGCTCCGCACTCTATGCCGCGCTGGAGGACAACCCGCGACGGCTGAAAGACCGCCTGCGAAAGGTCTGCGCCCGCAAGCCGTCCGATGCCCTGACGATCTGGACCGAAATGCGGATGCTGGACGACGGCGGGCTGACCGATCTGCGCCGCTGGATCGAGACCGCCAGCAACCCCCGGCTCATTGTGATCGACGTGCTCAACAAAGTGCGGTCAGCGCAGGGCCGGACCGAGGCCCCCTATGCCTACGACTACAGAAGCGTCACGCCCCTTAAGGAGCTTGCCGACGAGTTCGGCGTGGCGATCGTCGTCGTGCACCACACCCGCAAGGCCGATGCCGGTGACAAGCTGGAGAAGGTCAGCGGAACGAACGGCCTGACCGGCGCGGCTGACACGACCATCATCCTCGACCGCGACGGCGAGGGCGTCACCCTCTCCGGCCGGGGCCGCGACGTGGCCGAGTTCGACACGGCTATGGAGTTCGACAAGGACACCTGCCGCTGGAGCGTCCTCGGGGACGCCAAAGAGGTCAGGGTGTCCGACGAGAGGAAGGCGATCCTGGAGGCGCTGGCGGGCGAGACCGAGCCGGTCGGCCCGAATGTTATCGCCGATGTTAGCGGTCTGGCGTCCGCTAACGTCCGCTTCCTGCTGCACCAGATGGCGAAGGCCGGGCAGGTTCAGAAGGTCGGAAGGGGCAAATACCTTCACCCTGATATCTCCCCCCCTAACATCGCTAACATCGCTAACATTGAGGAGGCTGAGTCATGAGCCTCCCGCGCGCCCTTGTTAGGGACGTTAGCGATGTTAGCGCCCCCCTAAGGCTGATCGCCCTCGCGGATCGTCTGCGCCGCCTCGGGCCATCACACCGCGACCCCGAACGCTTCCACATCGACAAGTCAGAAATCGAGGCCGAGCTGCGCCTGCTGGCCCGGAGGATCACCCATGGCTGAATGGCCCTACACGACAACCGCCTGGCAGCGCCTGCGCCGCCTCAAGCTCTCCGAACAGCCGTTGTGCGAGACCTGCGCCCGACGCGGCCGACACGTCATCGCCGAGCACGTCGATCACATCGTCGCCATTTCACGCGGGGGCCAAGCCTTCCCCCCGACCGATGGCCTGCGCTCCCTCTGCCCGTCATGCCACTCGATCAAAACCGCCGCCCGCGAGCGAGCCGGAGGAAAGGGCGTCGCCGTCAAAGGCTGCGACGTTGATGGGCTTCCGCTCGATCCCGAGCACCCGTTCCTCGCGGGGGATAACCCCCTTTCAGGACAAGGAGCTTTCGCCTCCGGACCGCCGGGCAATGAAAAAAACCATTTAGTTCAGGACTGGGGCGTCTGATGGGCCTGCGCGGACCCGGCGCGAAGCCGATGAAAAAGCGAATCGTGGAGGCTGCTGCGGAGGCCCTGGGAGCCCTGCCGTGGGAGGCCGAGGGGCTGACCCGCGTGGAGCGCGTCGTGGCCTTTCTGGAGTTCCTGCCGGTCACGTCCGGGGCCTTGGCCGGGTCGCAGTTCAAGGTTCGGCCGTGGCAGCGTGCCTTTCTTGAAGCGGTCTATGGCGTGGCGGATGGGGCGACCCGCCCGGTGCGGACGGCGGTGCTATCTATGCCGAGGAAGCAGGGGAAGACGGCGCTGGCGGCTGGTCTGGCGCTTTGCCACCTGTCGGGGCCGGAGGCGGAGCAGCGGGGCCAAGTCTATTCGGCGGCCAACGATCGGGCGCAAGCCGCTCTGATCTACAACGAAATGGCCGCGATTATTGAGCGCGTGCCCTTCCTGGACGAGCGCGTCAGCCTGCGCCGCCATGCCAAGGAAATGGAGGACTTCGAGAACGGGTCCGTCTATGCGGCGCTGTCGGCAGACGTGCCCGGCAAGCACGGATTGAGCCCGTCGTTTGTGGTCTATGACGAGCTGGGCCAAGCGGCGAAGCGCGATCTGCTGGACGCTCTCGACACCGCGATGGGCGCCCGCGCCGAGCCGTTGATGCTGGTCATATCCACCCAGGCGGCGGACGATCTGGCCCCTATGTCGGAGCTGATCGACTACGGCCAGCGGGTTCAGTCCGGCGAGATCGACGACCCGTCATTCCACCTGACACACTACGCCGCGCCGGAGGACGCTGACCCGTGGTCGCCCGAGACCTGGGCCATGGCGAACCCGGCGCTGGACGACTTCAGGTCTCTGGAGGACGTGGCCCGGCAGGCGGCGCAGGCGCAACGCATCCCGTCGAAGGAAGCGGCGTTCCGAAACCTGATCCTGAACCAACGGGTCGCGGCCGAGACGCGGTTCCTGCCGGTGTCGGAATGGAAAGCGTGCGGCGCGCCCCTGCGCCCCGATCTGGAGGGACGACCGTGCTGGCTCGCGCTGGACATGGCCGCGACCCGCGACCTGACCGCGCTGGTCGCCGTCTTTCCCCATGAGGACGGGACCGTTGACGCCATGGCGCAGTTCTACCTTCCGGCCGAGGGGCTGGCCGATCGCGGCGAGAAAGACCGCGTGCCCTACACTGTCTGGCGCGATCAAGGTTTCCTGACCGCCACGCCGGGGGCTGCGACTGATCCCCGGTTCATCGCGGCGACGGTGGCGCAACTGTGCGCCCGGTTCAGGGTTCAGGCGCTGGCCTATGACCGCTGGCGGATCGAGACCTTCAAGATGGCCCTGGCCGACGAGGGCGTGACCGATCTGGCCATGGTCGAGCACGGCCAAGGCTACCGGGATATGGCCCCGGCGGTGGATGCGCTGGAGCGCGTGGTGGCCGAGCGGAAGCTGCGCCACGCGAACAACCCGGTCCTGACGTGGTGCGTATCCAACGCTGTCGTGACCCGCGACCCCGCCGCGAACCGGAAGCTGGACAAGAGTCGCGCCACGGGTCGGATCGACGGCGCGGTGGCGCTGGCGATGGCCCTGCACGCCATGGAAATGAAGCCGGAGGCCGGGGACTGGTCGCCTATGGTCGAGGCGGCTTAGGCAGCGCGGATCACCACGTGCGGCGGGAGGAAATCCTTAAGCGGAAGGGGCTGGTTCAAACGGCCGGGGGCGACCGTCGTTCAAACGGACAAAATGTCCGTTTGAAGTCCTACGCCACCAAGGCCGCCGCCGACCAAAGCGCAAAGTCTGCGCTTCGGTCCTACGCCAAGCAGGCCAGCGAGACGTTGGGCGTCAGCCGCCGCAAAGGCTGGCCGTCCGGCGAAATCGGACAACTTGTCCAAATACTCGGCTCAGGCTGCCGCCAGTCTCGGCGTTGACGAGCGCACCGTCCGCCGCGACCTCGCTCGCGGCAAGAAGATCACCCCCGACGTTCTGGCCGAGGCAATCCGGTCACTTTCGCAAGAATGGCCCGGATCGCCGCCGGGCGGGACAGCTTGTCGTCGTTGGTTGCGATCCAGCGGTCAAGCGCAGCGAGCTGATCCGGCTGGAGGCGGACGCCGATCATCTGGCCCGGCTGATCTGGCCGAACCGATTTCGTGTAAACACGATTTGCCATATCCATACTTTCGGGTTATCACGAAAGCGAGCCGGACGGAAGCTACCAACGACCGCCCGGCCCTAACCGCAACGGATCGATTGGAGATCACGTCATGGCTACCACGGCCTATAGCGCCCCCGCGCCCATTGAGCACCCCGCCCTTTCCCGCCTGCGGCTCCGCGTGAAGCTGGAGCGGGCGATCGACCGGCTCATGCTCGCGCTGGACGATCTGGACGGCGATCCGGACCTGGAGCCCTCCCTCGGCTGGAATGAGGTCGCCGCCAACGCCAGTCAGGCGGTTCGGGCGCGTGCGACGTCCCTCGGCAGCACTGAATGGACCGACCTCGAAGAAGCCTGCGAGGACGAGCGCATGATCGACGAGGACGCCGAGCACGACGGCCGGGAGCCGGACGAGGAATGGTGATGCGAGAGGCCGACGCCCACACGCCAGCTTGACTTACGTTGTCACTTGCCAACGTCCGCGAAGCGGAGCATTAGGTGTGCAACTGACAACGAGGCGATCCCATGGACGTGCTGGCGCAACGATACACAACCGGGCAGGTGCTTAGGGCGTCTGGCGCCACCAACGCCGCGCTCCAGACATGGATCAGGCGTGGCTTCATTGTTGGCCAGCGAGCCGACACCCAAGCGGAAGGCGTGGCCGCGCCGAGCCCTGTGGATATGCCCGGCGAGTCGGGCCACCGGCGCACTTTCTCGTTCTATGGCGTGGTTCAGATTGCTGTCGCCAAGGCGATCATCGACGTATCGGGTAAAGCTGAACGAGCATTCGAGGCAGCGATCGAGTTCGCGCACCTCGGCGACGAGCAACGGTCACCGGGCGTTCCCTTCCGCGACGGCAGGACGTGGCTTCTGGTGGCCGAGTACGAAGAGCGCCTCGTCAACGCGACCTGGGGCGCGGACCCTCACATGCGAGCGGCATGGGCCGGCGGGGGGCGGCGCGACGCTGTCATCGCGGTTGACGTAAACGCGATCTTCGATCGGGTCTGCGCCGCACTCGATATTCATCCGCAGGCGGTGATTGAGGCCAATACGGCACCTGCTGACACCGACTGGCAGGCCGGGACGCCCGGCTAATGAGACACCCCGTCGCCACTCCTATGACGCCGAAGCGGCTAGGCGAACAACGACAAGCGACCTGCGCGGCGGCGGGGGATGTTCTGACCCGCGTGCAAGGTCGCGTAGCCGCACCCCTTTCCCGTCGTGAGACGCGATGTCCCCGCGCCCCTCGGGGCCAGATGGATGCTTCCCCGGCCGTCGTGAGACGCCCTTTCCCCGTGCCCTGCGTGGGCCAGATGGAGCTTTTACCCCATGCCTAACCTGCCCTCCCTGAGAGAGAAGCGCGCCGCCAAGGTGGATGCGCTCAAGGCCATCCAACTGGCCGCCGAGAACGACAACCGCGACCTGACGCCTGCTGAGGTGTCGGCCTTCAACCAAGGCCGCGCCGAGGTGGAGGCGCTGGACGTTCAAGTCCGCAACGCCGAGTTCCTGGCCGAGGCCGAGCGCCGCGCGGCCGGGGACGCGGTGAACGACAACCGCCACGCCCCGGACCTGTCCCGCTACAGCGTGGCCCGCGCCATGCGGTGCGGCATGACCGGCAACTTCGACGGCCTGGAGGGCGAAATGCACGCCGAGCTGTCGCGCGGCCGTGAGACCCGTGGCGTCATGATCCCGACCACGATGCTGCTGGGGGAAGCCCGGTCGCAGACGGTCGGCACCGGGTCGGCTGGCGGCTTCACGGTTCAGACGAACGTCGCCCCGCTGGCCGATCGCTTCCGCCCGGCCCTGCGGGTCGAGGCCATGGGCGCCACGGTGCTGCGGAACCTGACCGGCAATGTGGACCTGCCCAATCTGACCGCCTCCGGCTCCGCGTCGTGGGTCGCCGAGAACGGCAACGCCACCCGGTCGGCCGCGACCTTCGCCAAGGTTCCGATGGCTCCCAAGACCGTGACGGGCGAATACCGGCTCTCGCGCCGCCTGATCCTGCAAAGCAACGAGGCGATCGAGGATCTGATGCGCCGCGACCTCGGCCTGATCTTGGCGCAGGCGCTGGACGCCGCCGCGATCAAGGGCGGGGCGACGAACGAGCCCAAGGGCATTCTCGCCACGACCGGCGTGGCCGAGGTGACGGCCGCGACCAAGCTGGGCGACACCTGCGCCGACATGATCGCCGCCCTTGAGCTGGACGACGTGAACGGCACGGCGGCCTTCCTGACCAATCCGGCCGTCCTGAACGCGGCCCGCAAGATCGTTGACGGCCAAGGCCACTACATCCCGCTGGCCGAGACCTTCCACGGCCAGCGTGTCGAGGTGACGACCCAGGTTCCCGACGCCGGGGGCGACCCGGTGAAGCAAAACCTGATCTACGGTCTCTGGTCGGAGCTGGTGATCGGCTACTGGTCGGCGGTGGACGTGATGGTCAATCCGTATCACCCGGACGTTGCCAGCAACGGCGGCGCCCTGATCCACGCCTTCCTCGACGCTGACGTGGCCGTCCGGCACACCGAAGCCTTCCGGTTCGCGGAGGTCTGACGATGACCGCGCCCGAGCGCCGTTCCTCGCCGATCGAGCTTCGCGCCAAGGGCCGACGCCTGGAGGGCTACGCCGCCCTCTATGGCGTTCGGGCGCGGATCGCGGATCAGTTTGACGAAGAAATCCGTCAGGGGGCTTTCACCGGCTCCCTGCGGTCCGGCCATGACATTCTGGCTCTGGTGGATCACGACCCCGCCCGTCTGCTGGCCCGGACCCGCTCGCGCTCCCTGCGCCTGTCGGAGGACTCCACCGGACTGGCCTTTGAGCTGGACCTTCCCGACACGACCGAGGGCCGCGACGTGCTGGCGCTGGCCGAGCGGGGCGACCTCGGCGGGATGAGCTTTGGCTTCACCGTCGCGCCCGGCGGCGAGACCCGCGAGGGGGGCGTTCGCGTCCTGGAGGCCGTCCGGCTGCACGAGATCAGCGTGGTGAAGGCATGGCCCGCATACGACGGCACCATCGTGACGCCCCGGTCGCGTGCGGCTGTCACGGCCCTGCGCCTCGCCCATGCCCGCCGCTATCTGGAGGCCATCGCATGATCTGGCCCTTCAAGCGCGAGACCCGCAACGCGGCGACGATCGCCAGTTCCGACCCCTACCTCGCCGAATGGTTCAGCCTTCGCGGTCAGGGGCCGAGCGCCGTCAATCCCGAGACGCTGCTGTCCAACTCGGCCGTGGCCGTCCGGTGCGTCAACATCCGGTCGGAAATGCTGGCCAGCGTCGGCCTGTTCCTTCTGCGCCGCTCTGCCGATGGCGGCCGGGCGCGAGCTGACGATCTGGCGCTCTACGGCGTGCTGCACGACCTGGCCAATCCGCAGATGACGGCATTTGAAGCCCGCGAGTTCCTGATCCGCTCGCTGGACCTGACCGGCAACGCCTATGCCCGGCTGGAGCGCGACGGTCGCGGTCAGGTGACGGCGATCTATCCGCTCCCCCCTGCTGACGTGGTGGTCGAAACCCTGCCGTCCGGTCGCCTCCGCTACCGCGTGTCGCAACGCTCCGGCGGGACGTTTGTCCTGCTACAGGAGGAGGCCCTTCACATCCGCGGCCCGTCCCGCGACGGCGTTATGGGCCTGTCGGCTATTCAGTATGGGCGGCAGGCGATGGCCCTGCGGGTCGCGCAATCGGAGACGGCCAAGGCGCTGGTGGACAACGGCCTGCGCCCCTCCGGCGTCATGAGCTACGCCGAGCGCCTGACCGGCGACGCGCGGGCGAAGGTGCGCGAGTCCGTGCGGGAGCGGCTGCAAGGGTCGGCCAACGCCGGTCAACTCATCATCATGGACGGCGGGGCCAAATACAGCCCCCTGGCATGGTCGGCCGAGGACGCCGAGTTCCTGGCCAGTCAAAAGCTGTCCAACGAGGACGTGGCCCGCCTGTTCGGGGTTCCGCCGACGAGCGTCGGCATCACGGACAAGGCGACCTATTCCAATACCGAACAGGAAGCCCGCGCGCTGGTGGCCAACTGTCTGGGGCCGCTGGCCGCGCGGGTTGAAACCGCCATGATCCGCTGTCTGCTGACGCCGGAGGCGCGCCGCACCCTCTACATCGAACACGACCTCGCCGCGCTGCTGCGGGGCGACGTTCGCGCCCGGTTCGAGGCTTACCGGATCGGCCGGGAGATCGGGGCGCTGTCGCCGAACGACATTCGCCGCCGGGAGAACGACACGCCGATCCCCGGCGGCGACACCTATCACCAGCCCGCCAACTGGATTCCGCTGGGCTCCGCTCCGGAGGTGGCCGATGCCTGATCCGATCCTCACGCTCGCCGAGACAAAACAGTTCCTGCGGGTTCTGCACGACGAGGACGACGCCTTGATCGAAGGGCTGATCCTGACGGCGACGGAAACCGTCCTCGCCCATGCCGATGGCTTGGCTGACACCGACGCCATCCCCGAAAGCGTCCGGACCTCGGCCCTGCTGCACGTCTGTCGCCTCTACGACGACCGCCACAGCGAGGCCCCGCCCGCTGCTGCGGCGACCCTAGCCAACCGTTACCGGGACTGGAGCGTCTAATGGCTTCGCGTGTCGTCAAGGCAAACGAGCTGAAGCGGGTTCTGGACGTGCTGGAGAAGCGCGGCGTGATCCCGACGACCTATGATGTGTTGCCCGGCGGTGCGGTGCGGCTGCACCGTGTTCCGCCAGCGGCGAACGACACGACTGATCTGGATAGGGAGCGAGCGGAATGGGACGCGGCCTTAGAATGATCGGCTTCCCGCACGCGAGCGCGTTCAGGGACCGGCACGGCAAGGTTCGGTATCGGTTCCGCAAGAAGGGCTTGCCGACTGTGTATCTCCCCGGCGTGCCCGGCTCGCCGGAGTTCGCCGCCGCTTATGACGCTGCGGCCTCGGGGGCCAAGCCGCTGGTGATCGGCCAAGGCCGCACGAAGCCCGGCACGATCAACGCCCTCGCGGTGGCTGCATTTGAATCGGCCGACTGGTCGGCGCTGGCCGAAAGCACACAGCGCAACTATCGCGGCGTCATGGAACGGCTGCGCCGGGACCACGGCGACAAGACCGTCCGGAGCCTGACGCCTGAAATCGTCCTGAAGCTGCGTGACCGCATCCCCGGACAAGCCGCCCGCAACAACTTCATCAAGGCGCTGCGGTGGTTCCTCGCCTTCGCCGTGGCGCGCGGCTGGCGTCAGGACAACCCGGCGTCGGCGGTGGTCAAGATCAAGTATCGGACCGAGGGCTATCACACCTGGACCGAGGCCGAGGTGGCCGCGTTTGAAAAGCGCTGGCCGGTCGGAACGAAGCAACGGCTCGCTATGGACCTGCTGCTCTACACCGGCCAGCGGTCAAAGGACGTGCGCCTTATGGGGCGCCAGTCCCTGACCGGCGACGGGATCAGGGTCCGGCAATCAAAGACCGGGACCGAGCTGACAATCCCGCTGCACCCGCGTCTCGCCGCGTCGCTGGCCACGGTTCCGGGGGATCAGATGTTGTTCCTGCCGACGCAATACGGACCGGCCTACACGGCCACCGGCTTCTACAACTGGATCAAGGCCGCGTGTCGGGAGGCGGGCGTTGCCGAGTGCTCGCCGCACGGTCTGCGCAAGTGCATCGCCACCCGCATGGCCGACGCCGGGTGCACGCACTCGGAGATCATGGCCGTGACCGGCCACAAGAACCCCAAAGAGGTGGAAACCTACATCCGCGCCCGCGATCAAAGACGCTTGGCGTCCTCGGCCATGGCCAAGATCGGCACGGATGCGGAACGAGATTTGGCTAACCTTCCTAACAGGTTAGCCAAATGACCCTGCAACCCATTGAAAGGATTTAGGAGAATGTCCCGCGTGGCAGTCCCTAGGGGAATCGAACCCCTCTTTTCAGGTTGAAAACCTGACGTCCTAACCGATAGACGAAGGGACCGCTGCGCGGGAGCCGGCGATATAGCCGCCGATTCCGAAGCGCGCAAGCGGCA